TTTCTTCCATGATGATTCGCACACAGTTTCAAACTTCATTTCTAAATATGAGGAGCATTTGAATATCGTAATCAATCGCCATGAGGATGATGCTTTCGTGTTCAATCTCAATGCATCATCATCTAAGGAAATCGCCCGCATTTGTGATATAATGTCAGAGGACATTGATGTCACTAACCTGGAAATCATTTCTACAGAGGAGTATTAAACATGTCTAAGATCGAGTGGATTTATTTCGACAAAGTTGATGCCCTAATGGATGACATTCCTGAGCATCTATGGTATAATAAGAACGGGTCAATCATTGAAGACGATTATACTGTCGATCAAGATGTCCCCTCGTATCCTAAACTTGAGTGTCTTGCCTCATGGTAACTCAGTCGCCCTATTCTCATCCTGATTCTCTATACAAAGAGATCATCAAATACTATCAAGATCCCGACGCCCTAAAAAATGACACTCCCCTCAGAAACTATCGTAACAGTAGAATTATCTCATCAGCAGGTAAGCATACTCAGAGCACTGATCATTCAGTATAAACATGTATGGTCAAGTAAGGGCAAATTGCCTGATCATATCAAAGACCTATTAGACTCTACTGACTATCAACTAACAGCAGCATGTTCATTACAGGACAATCAGTAACTTACAAAGGAATGGATGGATTTGTGAACTTCATTAGTGAAGATTACATCACTATTTGTTTCAAGAAGTATGCCTCTAATAGTAAGCGCGGAGAGACCTATTGTTGCCTCTTGGTGTACCCTCAAGACCAAGACAAAGTGTATGTCCTAGACAACAAATAACACCTCTCTGAGTGTCTCTGAGGGTGCTCTGAGTGAGTGTTAAGAAAACAATAAAAATGTCTTAAAAAATATAGTTGTGTGTTTTGTACAGTGAGTGATAAGTGTTGAAAAAAGTGTGTTCAGTGAGTGTTATTAAGTCTTCTCTGAGTGTCTCTCTGAGTGTTATTAAGTCTTCTGTAAATGTGCGGAGATGTTGTTGACTAAGCGAGTGTACTATGAACCTCTGAGATTGTCAAGTATCACCCCCGAAAAAGTACAAAATCCCACACAGGACCAATGAGACCCACTGAGACACATTGCATAGTCTGGCAGTACATGGTAGAATGTGCAGGTAGACAGCAAGGCACTCCAATCACATGCCATAGACTATAAAGAACTGACAGTCATTCTGTGACACTCTGAGTAACACTGAGGGGGACCTACATGCAGTGCTCTGAGTATCACTGAGTATCACACTGATTCTTATAAGACAGTGGTTTAAATTCGATGGGTCCTTCTAACCTACAACGAACCAAATTCGAGAGAACAATATCAAGCGAATAAAAAAAAATTTCCATATATAAAATTGACTCACAGGTTTCATAGAATGGAAAAAAAATCTCACAGAATTAAAACCACCATAAGGTTCGACCCAGTTTCTGATGAGTATGTTGTGAGCTTGCCTGAGAGTTTCTGTAATGAACTCGATTGGTATGAAGGCACAGAGATCGTTATGAATCTCGATGCCGATGGAGTCTTCCTAGAGGAGGAATACGAAGATGAATGACACGATCTATCATGTCTACGATGAGGACAACAAAGTCATCGCTCATAGTCTCAGTAATGAATCTCTTGCAGAGAAAATTCTGAGTGATGAGATTGATTTTGTGGATCACCAAATCATCGGAGTAAAAAAAGAACAATTCAAAGAGGCGTCCTATTGACGCTACTACATAATACTGTTAGAATGCTGAAGTACTAGTACACACATTATGGCTAAAGGATTTACTGTAAAAGCGAAAGCACCTGAACCGAAAGAACAAGAGTGGGATTACGATGCAGCGCGGGAGATGCTTCGTGGCAAAGCAATCGTATTCTGCCTGCCTGGTCGTGGTTGCTCTTACCAATTCATGAAGTCGTTCCTTCAACTGAGTTTCGACTTGGTTCAAATGGGCGCAAGTATTCAAATTTCCCAAGACTACAGCAGCATGGTGAACTTTGCTCGTTGTAAGTGTCTGGGCGCAAATGTCCTTCGTGGACCCGATCAGATTCCCTGGGACGGCAAACTGAAGTACGATTACCAACTGTGGATCGACTCGGATATCGTCTTTAACACTGAGAAGTTCCTGCAACTCGTTCTGCTCGATAAGGACATTGCTGCTGGTTGGTACATGACTGAAGACGGTCGTACTACCTCTGTGGCACACTGGTTGGATGAAGGCGACTTCCGTAACAACGGTGGCGTCATGAACCACGAGACTGGCGAAACCATGTCCAAGCGTAAGAAGCCTTTCACGGTTGACTACACAGGTTTCGGATGGGTGCTCATCAAGCACGGCGTCTTTGAGAACAAGGAGATGAAGTATCCCTGGTTCGCTCCCAAGATGCAAGTCTTTGAGTCTGGCGATGTTCAGGACATGTGCGGAGAGGATGTGAGTTTCTGTCTCGATGCTATCGAAGCAGGATATGAGATTTGGTGTGATCCCCGTATCAGGGTTGGTCACGAAAAGACTCGGGTTATCTGATATAATAATGACAGTCTACACGATCTATATCAACGGTACTGAGAAGTACACCGATGTAAGTGAAGACGAATTCTTTGACATTATGCAGGAACTCGCTTTCGATCACTACGAAACAGGGGTTCCTGCCCTTAACGACATTTCTTATAGGATGAAAGAAGACAATGGCTAGACTGAAAGCATCTCTGACCAACAAAGTGATCATTGAGTCCAAACCCAAAAAAACTCGGCAAGGAAACTCTAAGAATACAAAATTGAGCGCGTCGGCGCGTAACTCGGCTAAGAAGCGTTATCGTGGTCAAGGTAAGGGTTAAATGAAAAATCCTTGGATTCATAAAAATGGCACCTCTCGTATGGACAAGAGGGCATCACAATTTAAATCTTGCAAGAAAGCTTCAGGTGCAAGAAAGTCTGGATCCACTAGAAAGAAAAAGAAGTAATGAGACCTGAAACTCGCAAAGCAATGGAAATGCTCTTCACTGCTAAATGGAATCTTCCCAAAGCAGCAGAGTATTGTAACCTAAGTAATAAGGAAATGAAGATTACCTTCAACGAGTATTGTAATTTTCATCCCCCAACCTACAATCAAGACAATGAGTCAACTAATCATCAATCTTCCACCGCAGAAAGTCTGGGTTCGTAAAGAATACCTTAGAGACTTCCAAGATGGGTTTGGTGAATTCGTAGAGGGAGTCTGGGTATCGGTTAAGTCGATCCCTGGACGCGCTTTTTATTTTGAGACATACTTACCGAAGTATGCTGCAATGTACGATAAACTTCCGATCTCTGCGTTTTTGTCACGCCCCGAAACGCCTGACCCTGATCTTGACCTACCTAACCTTCAGTTTTGGAACTGTATGGACTATGGCGTCAGATGCCTTGAGAAGTCCTTTATCACNTCAATGGACTTCGAAGTACGCACACGCAATTTCGGGTCCCTTAGAGGGGCATACAAGTTCACATTAGACAACTTTCATCCTGACGGAGATACTACAAATACAAATGTAAGCGAAATTCCTGACGAACATAAGTCACATAATTGCATTGAACTGGAAAATGGGCAGTTTTGCCTCTATCCAAACAATAGAACAAGGATCTTTGACCTCTCTATTACCCCCGAAACGCCGCTCGTCCCTGATTTTAAGGTGAGTACACACTATTTCCAAGTTGAAAATGGTGTCAGATGGGGTAGACTAGGTGATAACGACGAGTATTTCTGGAAAACAGAAGAAGAAATCCAACAAGATTACCTAAATTCAATGTATCCAGACATTCCTGACGACATTACTGAACCAATTGTCAAGAAAGTATGTCCAAATTGCGGTCAAAACCCATGTGATGTCCGCTGTATATACGCAGACTAAATAATTTTAGGGATAGCAACCCCTTTAAAAGTTCTGGAAACGAACTTTTGGAGGGCAAAATGTCTAATCATCCTGTTCCCGACCATAATCGTGATATGATGAGGGAAGATTTTGGTACTGAATATCTCATTTCAGACCCAAAATCGGATAGAATTTTAAGAGAAGTGGTCGGAGATCATAAGCATGATCTAAAAAGACAGACTTTACTCCACGAACAGATTCGTAATGACGAGGATTACGATGATTGGGAGTATGGAACCGAACCAAGCTACGGAAAGAAGGTATAAATAATCTCGATATATAGTGCCAATTCATGGCTGAGACTAACTCACGGGCTTTTAAGGACATTGATTTGTCCTTTAAAGCGCATCCTGTTACAGGAGATCTGCCTGTTCTCAAGAATGAGAAGGCGATTAAGCGTGCTGTTAGGAATTTAGTGCAAACAATTGTAGGAGAACGACCATTTGCGTCCAATGTTGGGACGGATGTGACTCGTTCTCTCTTTGATTTTGTAGATTATGGTTCCGCAGGAGTAATTTCTCAGCAAATTGTTGATGTTTTGAAAGGATTTGAGGGAAGAATAGCAAACACTCGTGTTCAAGTCAACCCAAGTCCAGACGATAATTCTTTTGAAATAAGAATTTCTTACGATATCGTTGGCGAAAGCTTTGATAGTCAAGAATTTGAGTTTATTTTAGAGTCAACTAGGTAAAAAAATGCCCTCTTTCAAGTACACAAACCTAGATTTCGACCAGATTAAGCAGTCGATCAAAGATTACCTAAGAGCAAACTCAGATTTTTCTGATTTTGACTTCGAAGGATCGAATATGTCGATCTTGCTGGACACTTTAGCATATAATACTTACATTACGGCATTCAATAGCAACATGGTTGCCAACGAATCCTTCTTGGATTCCGCAACTTTGAGAGAAAATGTCGTATCTTTAGCAAGAAATATTGGATATGTACCCAGATCGCGCAAAGCTGCGGAAGCGATCATTGATTTTGACTTTAAATTCCAAGGAAACTCTACTACAGTAACTCTCAAGAGCGGATTAGTTGCTGTTGGGTCCGTAAATAACACTTCTTATGTGTTTTCGATTCCAGAAGATGTGACCGTAAGCAGTCCGATTGATGCTGGAGAGGTTGCTGGAGCAAATCCTAAGAGAACTGCCACATTTTCTGGTCTAACTGTCTATCAAGGCACATATTTAACTAAACAGTGGACTGTAAATGGTAGCACTGATCAAAGATTTTTGATCGAAAACTCTTTTGTTGACATTGATACCCTTAGAGTTACTGTTAGAAAGTCTGGAGCATCTGCTGGACTTGCTTTTTCGAAGGTAGATAACATTATCAACATAACTGGCAACTCAAATATCTACTTAATCCAAGAAGCAGCAAATGAAACTTATGAATTGCTGTTTGGTGATGGACTTTTTGGTACAAAATTAGAGGTTGGTGATACTATCAGCATTTCTTACATCATAACTGATGGTAAAGAAGGAAATGAAGGCAAAAATTTCGCATTTTCAGGAAATATCGTTAACGATGCTGGAACAAGTCTTGCACCGTATCAACTAGCGACTGTAACGACCTCTCAGAGCGCCCGTAATGGGTCTGATATTGAGTCTATTGACTCTGTTAGGTACTTTGCCCCTAGAATGTACTCAGCGCAGAACAGAGCGGTCACACCACGCGATTACGAAGCGATCGTACAGTCGATTTATCCGAACACTGAGTCAATTTCTGTTGTTGGTGGAGAAGAATTAGATCCTCCCGAGTTTGGAACTGTTGTTTTGAGCATCAAACCCAGAAATGGTACATATTTGTCTGACTTCACCAAGCAGAATATCTTAACCAAACTAAAAAGTTACTCAATTGCAGGGATCAATCAAAGAATCGAAGATTTGAAGCTGCTATATGTTGAACTTGATAGTTCTGTCTATTACAATAATAGCATTTTTGACGATGCTAATGAATTAAAGGCACAAATTATTCAAGCATTGACAGAATATGGCGGATCTACTAATTTGAACAAATTTGGAGGAAGATTCAAGTATTCTGAAGCACAAAGAATCGTAGATCGTGCAAATCCTTCGATCACATCGAACATTATGCGCGTTAAGATGCGTAGAGACATGAAGTGTCTCATCAATCAAGTAGCACAGTATGAATTGTGCTTTGGAAATCAGTTCCATATCTTAGGTGGGGGAGGAACAGTCAAATCTTCTGGATTTACTATTCAGGGAAGCGATGAAATTGTCTATTTGACCGATATCCCTAGAGGAGATGGTCTGTTTGGTGATATTGCAATCTTTAAACCTGCCAAAGTAGAAGGTGGGGACTCTGAGGTTGTAATTAACTCTGCGGGAACAGTAGATTACACAAAAGGCGAAATTATTATTAATGCAGTCCAAATAACATCTACTGTAAAGGGCAATGATACCGTCGAGGTTCAAGCATTCCCAGAATCTAATGACATTATTGGACTTAAGGATATTTACTTAAGTCTAGACCTCTCAAACTCTCAGATAAATATCGTGAGAGACACGATTTCCTCTGGTCAGCAAATTTCTGGCGTTGGATATCAAGTCACTTCTAGCTACTCCAACGGATCGCTAATTAGACAGTAGGATGATCGAGACAAATTCGCCTTTAAGTCCCAGAATCAAGACTTACCAAGTAGTAAGTGAAACTGTACCTGAATTTGCAGTTTCAGAGAATCCTGCGTTTGTAGAATTTTTAAAACAATACTATATTTCTCAAGATTATCAGGGTGGACCCTCTGATATTGCTGAAAATATTGATGCGTACATTAAATTAGATAATTTAACCACTGATGTAATCAGGGGCACTACTTCTTTAACTGCGGACATTTCAGATTCTGCAGATGTCATCAATGTTACCAATACTGATGGATATCCTCAGCAAAACGGTCTTCTAAGAATTGATAACGAGATTATTACATATTCTGAGAAAACCAGCACATCTTTTATTGGTTGCATTAGAGGATTTAGTGGAATTTCTGGTTACTCGGAAAATGCAGTAACCTGGAGACAAACTGTAGCATCTTCACACTCTTCTGGCGCATCTGTTGTCAATGTGAGTGTTCTTTTCCTTCAGGAATTTTATAAAAAACTGAAGACAATGTATGCTCCTGGTTTGGAAGGAGTAACACTGTCTCCAGATCTTAATGTAAACAATTTTATCAAAGAGGCAAGAAGTTTATATGAGGCAAAAGGAACTGAAGATTCCTTCAAGATTCTCTTCAAAGCTTTATTTGGAATTGAACCTAAAATCAATGATCTTGAAAAATATCTGATCAAACCGTCATATGCAAATTATGTTCGCAGAAAAACTATCTCTGTAGAACTGATTTCTGGTGATCCTGCTGGTTTGATTGGAGAAACTCTGTTTCAAGATAATGACCCCAATAATTCAAATTATAATGCTGCTTCTGGACCCATTTCTGAGGTCACTAACATCAGAGATAACTATTACAAAATTTCCCTGTTTACTGGTTTTGATGATAGATAGATCTCTGACTGACGGAACATTCAGAGTTGCTGGAAGAACAAGAAATATTGGCGAAATTGGTATCGGAGCGACTGTAATTACAGTAGATTCCACTATTGGATTCTCTAGTGTCGGTTCTCTTAAAATTGGAGATCCTGCAAATTCGTATTATCAAACTCTTAGTTACTCCACAAAGAGCATTAATCAATTTTTTGGAGTAAATCCTGCAGTTTCTACCACCATCCCAGATAATAGCAAGATATCTGCTCCTAATGTCGTTTATGGGTATGAGCAAGGAGATACATCCAAGCAAGTAGTAATGAGGGTAACTGGTGCGCTTAGCAAATTCAATAGCAACCAATCTCTTCAAAACTTAGATGCAAACTCTTCTATTAGAGTAAAGAACTTAGGTAGATATATTGACAATCCAGAGAATGACAAGAGTTATGAAGAAATTTTCTTCAATTCTTGGATTTACAATACATCTGCCCGTTATTACATTGATACTTTCTCTGGATCTAACTTTGTTCTTGAAGGAACAATTGACAAGTCCAGTCTTAGAAAAAATGACAGGGTTCAAATTTTAAAAAGAGGAACCACTGAACTGATTGCTGATAATTTAGTTGTAACTGCAGTGAATGTAGTTACAAGCACTATTTCTTTGTCTGGAACGATTCCAACATTAGATCCATTATCTTTATATGATGTAAGAAGAAAGCAGAAGAAAGCAGTTTCTACTGTTGTTCCTTTAGTCGGTGGTCAAGAACAACTCCTCACTGATGTTAACAATACATACATCGTTTCAGAGAATGAATCTGAAAGTGGAAAGAGAGAGGGATTTGTTGCTTCTAGTTCTCTTCCTAGCTACCCAATTACAACTGATAAGATTCGTGCAGAACTAATTAACCCTTCTCTTGCATTAGGAAACTGGCAGGGTTATTCTAGTGTAGAAAATGCTTACAGCATTATTTCCTTCACTAATCCAGTTCCCTTTAAGACTGGAGAGCAGATATATTATGCTGCAGGACCAGGAACAACCGCTATCGGTGGTCTTGAGCAAAAAGACTACTATGTCAAGGTTCTTAGCTCACCCAACCAGATTCAACTTTTTGCATCCAGAGCATTTATTAAAGCTGACCTTCCTGTATATTTTACTCCCCCAACTCAAGCAACTGGAACTCACGATTTCATCCTTAGTTCTCAAGGAAATAGATCTCTTTTCCCCGCTAGACCAATTCGTAGATTCATTCTTGAGCAAGATCTTAAGAGCGGCAAAGAGCAACGGACAACATCGGAAGTTACATCCGATGGAAATACAGGAATGCTCATCAATGGAGTTGAGATCTTAAATTATAAAACTTCGGATGTAATTTACTACGGTGAAATAGAATCTGTTGATATTTTATCTGGTGGATCTGGATATGATGTACTTTATCCACCCAGCATAACAATTAACGATTCAAATGTAAGTGCTGCAAATACTGCAGGTGCTTTAGCAGTTGTCTCTGGCAAAATTGAAAATATCGTTGTTGATCCAGTAACTTTTGATATTGATAGTGTAGTCAGTGTCGAAATTTGGGGTGGCAATGGCACAGGTGCCAGGGGTAGAGCAGTAACAGAGGAAAGATACAGAGAGATTGCTTTCTCTGGCATTAGCACACTATCTGGAGGAGATGTTAATGCTACAAATGATGTATTTACTTTTGATGATGATCACAACCTTCTGACTGGTGCAAGAATTGTCTATGATGCTAATGGAAATTCTAATTTAGGAATTGCAACCACTGGATCTTCTAAAGAAGAACTCACATTGATGAGTGGTCAGGATTATTATGTTCATGCAAATTCCGATAATTCAATTTCTCTGTATTATACCAAGAATGATGCTATTCTTGGAATTAGTAGCATTCAAATCAGCGAAGATGCCGCAGCTGCAAATACTGGACTTCATATTTTTAGAACCTATGAGCAGAAGACAGCAATTGGTAGGGTAAGTATCGAGGACCCAGGTGAAGGATATACTAATAGGCATCTTATTGTTAAAACAGTTGGCGTTAACACTTCAAGAGATTACATTGAATTTAAAAATCATGGTTTCTCTAGTGGAGAAGTAATCAACTATACTTACGACACCACTGGAATAACTGGACTGAGTTCTGCAAAACAGTATCAAGTAATTAAACTTGATGATAATCGTTTTAGATTAGCAGAGGCTGGTAATAAAGGAGATGTAGAACCCACAACCACAAACTATGATAAAGGCATCCACCAATTTTTAGATAGCTCTGGTTCTGGTTATCAAAGATTCTATTACCCAGAGATTCAATGCAGAATTACTGTTTTAACAGAAGATCAAAAAGAAAGACAGTTGACTGCCACACCTATCGTTAGAGGTGAAGTTGTAGAAACAATTATCTACGAAAAAGGATCTGGATACGGATCGGAAATTATTAATTTTGAGAATCCTCCAACCGTTTCTATTCCTAAAGGGTCTCTTGCCCAGATTGGAATTATTATTAATAATGGAAAAATTATTTCTGCTTTTGTTCTTGCTGGAGGATCTGGATATAGTGGTCCACCAGATATCATTGTAGAAAGTACGACTGTTGGAGCAGGTGGAGGTGTTCTTAGAGCAGAATCTGCTAATGGAGCAGTTACGAGTGTAAAGATTATTTCTGCTGGTGGAGGATATGAAAGTGCAACAACTTCTGTCAGAGTTAGCGCCCCTGGAAATAACCTAAAGCTTAGAACTTCTCTTAGATCCATAGCACTTAACAAGGCATATGGACTTAATCCTACTCAGTTGACATATCTGTCACCTGTCCCATCTGGACTTGCTGTAAATTATATTGGATATGGAAATTCGATCAGAAACTTCTTCGGTGACGATGGATCTGGACACTCTCCTATTATTGGTTGGGCATATGATGGAAATCCAATTTACGGTCCATTTGGATTAGAAGATCCAAATAACATCCAATCTGATGTTAAGAGAATGGAGTCTAGTTATGAAATTGTATCCACAAATATTTCAAATAGACCTCCAGTATCAACATATCCATATGGATCCTTTATCAAAGATTATGTCTATACTGGATCTGGGGATCTTGATGAACATAATGGCAGATTCACTAAAACACCCGAATTCCCAGATGGTGTCTATGCATATTTTGCGACTGTAGATAACCTGTTCGCTCCACAATTCCCATATTTTATTGGAAATACTTATAGAAGTTCCGCTCTCTTAGAAAACACTGTTGTTGGACTTCTGAATGATCAAGTCAATTTTGATTTTGTAAATTCCAAACTGGTCAGAAATACTTTCCCATATAATTTGTTTGGCGATGGAAAGGCATATGATTATGTCTTCCAACCTTACAATGAAAATAATCAAGTGTCCACTCCAGACAAACTTGGAGTTGGATCTATAACATCTATTGATGTTTTAGCATCGGGGAGTGGATATTCTGTAAAGGATCAAATTGTATTTGACGAAACTACAACTAATGGTGGCGGACTTTCTGCAGAAGTTCAGAAAATTTATGGAAAAACAGTTGATAAAGTAACAAGCAATGTTACGATTTTCAATACTGTACCAATGGAGTACGGTAGAAATGGAATTGTATTTAATGTAACCCCATATCATGAATTCCAAACTAATGATACAGTAGGTATCACTGGAATCTCTACCTTCATTAAGGGTTTAGAGGGTTATAATAAAATTGACGCACCCCTATACAAAACAACTCTTACAGATTCTGGATACACTGGAATTATTACTGATCTCCGTGTCGATTATGTTCCCACAGTAGTGTCTGCTGGAGATTCTATTGGTATTGGAACTGAGATCATGAGAGTTCTGAATATCTTCCCCAGTGAAAAAATTGTTAGAGTTGAAAGATATGCTGGATTTACTACATCATCTGCTGGAGCAGCAGTAACTTATTTCAACAGCAAATTTACAATTCCATTAACTGAAATCCCTCTGTTTGAATCTAGATTCCAAGATATCTACTATTTCAATCCTAAAGAAGCGGTGGGTGTTGGCACCACGGTTGGATTCTCCACATCGGTGAATGTATCTCTTAATGGAGTTACAAAAACTAGATCCATTCTCTCTAGATCTATTTTCTTAGAAGATCATTCTCTGAAAAATAACGATCTTGTCACATTTGATACTCGTGGAAACTCTGACATCTTCGCTACTGATTCAATCAGTCCGTATACGACCCCTAGCGCCCTCTCAGGCAACTATTATGTCGTAAGGAAGACCAAGAACACCATTGGCATTAAAACCATCCCAGAGGGTCCAGAACTGTTCTTTACAAGCACGGGTGATAATCAAGCAAATTACTCATTTACTACAAATTACAATCAGGAAACTGCAAGAGTCGAAAGAAGTGTTCTGACGGTTGTTGCCAACGAAAATCATGACCTCTCCGTTGGTGATAATGTTAGTCTCACAGTTCGTCCTGGTCTTGCTACTGGAATTGGAGCCTCTACAACTGCTGTTATTAAACTTCTTGATGGTCAATTGATTGTTAATCCTATTGGAATTCCCACTACTGGTATTAACACATCAACAAACATTTTTACAGTTAATGATCACGGTCTTGACACTGGATTTAAAGTTCTGATGTATGGTGCTGCAGGAGTTTCTACTGCACTACCTGATGGATTGGAGCAAAGAACTTACTTTGTTCTAAAAGTTGATAATGATCAATTCCAATTAACAAATTCTAAACAACAACTCCTTCTAGATCCTCCAGAGGTTGTAAGTGTAAATGACTTTGGTGTTGATGGACAAACATTAAATCCAATCAACCCCCCAATTAAAGTAACTAGAAGAAACGATCTTGTATTTAATCTTAATGATACTACTCTGAGTGGATCTAAACTTAAGATTTTCTATGATAACAATTACTTCAACGAATATGTTGGTACAGGAACTACCGATAATCTAGAAATCGTTGGAGTAGGCACGGTTGGTATTGGAACAACAAATCCGCCAGATGAGCCCACAAAAACAATTGTTTTCAACAGACTTCTTAGAAATGAACTTTACTATGCTTTAGAAGTTGGTGGATATATTTCTACTGCTGATAGAGATGTTGCTGATCGTACTAAGATCATTTATGTTGATAGTGCCTTTAATGGAAACTACACTATATCTGGTGTAGGATCGACAACATTTGAAGCTACTTTAGTTAATGAACCAGAAACTTCTGAGTATCTTTCTGCTGATTGTGATGAGTTGTTCTATACAACAACTGCTATTGGAGCAACTGGAGGTATCGCAAAGGTAAGAATTAACAATAACGGATTTGGATATCAGGCATTCCCCGATGTAGTTTCTATTGGAAACAGTGGTGTTAGTGCTGAATTGAAATTAAATGGTAAAGACATTAACCGCCTTGAGTCGGTTACTGTACCAACAGATGTTTATGGTTATCCATCTGACAATACGCTGAAACCAGATGCATTCTTGCCTAGAGTTGTCAAAATTAAGAATGCTGATAAGGTTATTGAAGCAGATGTGACTTTTGGTGGAAGATCCTATCTCAATGCACCTTCTCTATCTCTATATGATTTAACTACTGGCGAAATTGTAAATAATGGTCTAATTACTTGCGAATTGAGCGACTCTGCTGTTAATAGCGTAGAAGTTGTGGTTCAACCGAGAGGTTTAACCAATAATAACTATGGACTTGCTCCCCTAAGAAATAGTAATGGTATTTCAATCATTGAAGCCTTCTCTGATGTTGGAGTTTTGACATGTAAGATCACTACCCCTATTTTGGGTTATGTTGATGAACCCTTTAGCACTGGAGAGATTGTATATCTTGAGGGAATTGAATTCAATAATGATGGCGATGGTTTCAATTCTGGAGATTATAAGTTTACAGACTTTGAAATTGCTGATTACAATTCAGCAGTAAACCCAAGACAGGTAACATTTACATATGCTGGTTTTACAACAAATGTTGGTACAGGTGCCACAGTACAACCTGGATTTGGTCAAATTGTAAAATCTACTGATCTTGCTAGATTTACTGTTACTAAGAAGTTCTCAGAATTCTCTCAAAACGAAACTCTTAAGAGAAACGATGATCTGCAGACAGATCTCATTATGAGATCTATTAATACTGCTACTGGAGAGATGGTTATTGAAGGTTCTAGACCTCTGGAGCCAGATGATCAACTTGTCGGAACAAACAGTGGAGACCGTGCAGAGGTAGATGTAGTTCAAGAATTTGATGGTTATTTCGACATTTCGGCAACTATTGACACAAATCTTGGTTGGTCTGATAATGTTGGTTTGATTGGAGATAATAATCAATTCTTACCTGATAATGATTATTATCAAAACATGTCTTACGCGATTGAGAGCGAAAAGACATATGATGATATTGTTACCTATGTGAATAATATCGCACACCCAGCGGGTATGAAGAACTTTGCTAATACTCAAGTTCTTTCTGTTGGCGATGCAGGGGACTCTATTCGTCCTGCAGATGATGCTGGTGGATTTGTCCTTGACTTTATTTCAGACCCACTGAGAGTCGATGCAGTCTACGGATTTGATCTAGCTAGAGATGTAGATGCTGCTGATAATGTTTCTAAGTTTGTTGAACTTAGATCTACAAGACTTTCCGATTTTATCTTAAACAAAACAAACAGAGTTCTTGTTCATGATGATATTAGTCCCCAATTTGTCAGTAATGAGTCTAATGATCTGAGCGATGATAGAACCATTGCAGCTGCAGTTGCTGGAAGACAGTTCTCTAGATATCTGGTACAAACTACACACGCTGCAGAAAATCCCATAAACAACCAATATCAGTTTAATGAGTTGATTATGGTTGTTTCCAACCAAAATACATATCTGCTGCAGAAGTCTCATGTAAACAACAATAATAATGCTGGTCTTTCTACTGGATATGCAGAGTATTTCTCCTTCTTTAATGTTAATGATAATCAAACAGAACTGAGAATTAAACCATACGAGACTTTTGACACTGACTATGATATTAAGTGCCTTCAGCAAGGTTTTGCTTCTGATGTTGGCATTGGATCTACAAATACAGGAAATGTAGTTAACACCTCAGTAAACCTTTTAGTTGGCACTGCAACTACAGCAACAATTGTTGGATTTGCTACGACTACTTTTGTTGGTGGAATTGGACACTTCTTAGTTGTTGATAAAGCAACTAATAAGATTGATTATCACGAATTAGCACTTCAGACTGATGGTGTTGATACCTATCTGACAGAACTGGCATCCTTTAACACCAGACAAAGTTTGGGTGGTTTATCCGCTCCCACATTTATGGGAACATTTACTTCCAATATCGAAAGTGGTGTTGTTAAAATTGACTACATCCACTCTAATTTAGATGCAGTCGATGTTAGATGTAAGTTTATTTCTTTTGAAAATGTAGGTCTTGGCACAACTAGTGTCAGACACTTCAACCTTGAGTTCACTCCTGAGGGAACAGAAAGAAGCGCAAGAATTGTTGTCGGTTCTTCTGCAACGACAGGAATTGCTACAGTTGTTGGAGTTTCCAGCAATATTGACTTGTCCTTCAAGTCAACCGTACATGTTTCTTATGGTTCTACACAAACCTTACATCAAATATATGTACTCTCTGATCCAGAGAAACAGGATACTTATCTATCTCAAGCACCCATCGCTGCAGTTGGAACAACAACTGGAATTGGTACATTTGGCGCAGAGTTCTCTGCAGGAAAAGTAAATCTTGAGTTCTATCCAGATGCAGGTGTGTCTGGAATGGTAAGCATCTTCTCTTACAACGAGATTGTTTATAAAGATCTTGATCCTAATGGATCTCTTGCTGGTATTGGATCCTTTGATTATGGAAAAGTGTTTGAGAATGTAACTCAAAATAGTTACTTAGGTATCAATAATAGAAACATTAGAGAATTTGACTTGACTTATCAAGGAGTTCCAATCTATGAGCGTGATCTCAACCCACAGAATCCCAATCAAATCAATTATGGAACTGGTTTGATTAGTTTCCAGCACTTCTTCTCTAATACAGAACAGGTAACTTACACACCAGACTCTAACATTATTGGTATTGCTGCTAGTGCTCTTCATTATGTAACTGGGTATGGTTCTACTGAACTTCCTTCTACTGTCTACATTGTTAAAAATAATAATAGTCAGTTCTTCATCTCTACCAGTCTTACTGATGCCAGAGCAGGTCTTGCTATTACTTTCCAACCTGGATCTGGATCTGGTAACAAGCACAGATTTACAATGGAGAAGCGAGATCAGAAGACGATCGTTGCTCTCAGTGGAATTGTACAGAAACCGATTACTTACACTCAAATTACATATGATCTTGATGCTCCTGTAAACGGTATTGTCACATCTCTTGCACTGAGCGGACTTAGCACAGTTACTTCTGGAGATCTTCTGAAACTTGAAGATGAATATACCATTGTTAAGACTGTAGGTTTTGCTACTACATCTACTGGACCTATTACTGGTATTGGTACATGGAGCATTGCTGAAGTTGAGAGAGGTGCCGTAGGAACTGCTGCAACTGATCACGCAGCAGGAACTACTGGAAGAATTCACAGAGGCGCTTTCCAAATTCTTAACAGCAAAATTCACTTTACGGATGCTCCTCTTGGTGGTGACCTTGGAATTTCGGATCCCAGCAATCTTCCATATCCTAGAGCAACTTTTGGTGGTAGAACTTATCTGAGAGTTGATTATGATACAAACGAACTGTTTGATGACTTCTCTGATCAGTTTGATGGACTTGAGAACACATTCTCACTGACTGCGATTGGTGCTGCAGTAACGGGTATCGGTACAACTGGTGGTAATGGTGTACTCTTCGTTAATGGTATCTTCCAAGCACCATTTGGAGAGAACAACGAAGGGATTTCTAACTTCAAAATCATTGAAGATCCAGTATCTTCTGCCGCTAGTGTTCAGTTCACTGGTATTACATCAGTAGGATTTACGGATCTAATTATTGATGAAGATGATATTAACCAAAACCAGTTACCTAGAGGCGGCATCATCATTTCTGTTGCATCTACTCCTGGACTTGGATATGCTCCGTTTGAGGGTGCATCTGTAAGATTGGAAGTTGGAACTGGCGGAACAATCACGAATATCATCGGAGTTTCGACTGCAGGACCGTCCGTAAATGTCACCGAGGCATTCTACGACAATAAGACTGGTATCATGACAGTCACAACTGCTACACCACACGGTCTTCTTTTGGAAGATCAGGTTAAGTTAGTTGGTCTGGCATTCACCTGCCCTGGATATGGTGCAACATACAGTGTCTATGACTTCCAATATGATGAATCTACTGGTATTGCTACCGTATTTACTGTTGGTGATCATGGATTGACTGCTGGCGATGATGTCAAATTAGCATATATTGGATTCAGTTGCACTGCTCCTCACGCTGGTGTAACTACTACTATCTTCCCAGATGGAACTCAAGGATATTTCTATCCTGTAAATTCCGTTGGAACTACTACATCCTTTGTCACTAATGTTGGTATTTCCACTATCGCTCATACCTATGCAGGTGGTGGTCAAGTTCAAACTGGTATCACTACCAATATCTTCCCAGATCATGATGACCCGTTTGCTGTTATTGGTTTCATTTCAGCAACTCAATTTAAGACTAATGTTGGACCTTCGACATTTGGACACACTTATGTAAGTGGCGGTACTGCTGCCCAGTGGCACCCCCTTACCTTTGGTTCTGGATACAGAACTGGTATTGGCACCATTGGCATCGCTGTAACCTCTTCTACAGGCACTGGAGCGACGATTACCGCCGTTGTTGGCGCTGGTGGATCTCTGGTATTCTCTGTTGTTGGTCCTGGCACCAATTATACTGCCGATGATCTTATTCTTCCCCCCGAACCAAATGGAGAAAACCTCAATATTATCGGTCTGTCCAGAATTGGTCTTGGCGCAACTACGGTAACAGGTGTTGGATGCTCTATTTCTGTTGAAATTGCTGGTGTCTCTACTGCTACTGGAATTGGATCTACTTATTATGAAGTTGCTAAGTGGGAGTTCTCTAAGAAAGGTTATGGATTCAAGCGCGGAGATATATTTACTGTTGCTGGACTTTCCACCGATCCCGCAGCAGGGGACAACTTCAAAGACTTTGAAATCGAAGTCATTGATGTATTCACGGACCAAGTAGCAGCATGGCAGTTTGGTAATATTGACTATCTTGATAATATCAAGAGATATCAAAATGGTGATCAAAAGAGATTTATTCTTGAGTATCAAAGATCTATCGTCAGTTTTGAAATTGATAGAAATGATGCTGATTCTAAGGAAATTGATCTTTCTGCAGTTCTTCTTATTTTCATTAACGGAGTAATTCAGCAACCTGGAGTGAACTATTCGTTCACTGGCGGTTCTGTTCTTGAATTTACTACTGCACCTACTCCAGAAGATAATGTTGTTATCTTCTTCTACAGAGGAACAATTGGACAGGATAGTTTCTTGTTTGATGTTAATGAGGTAATTAAGGTTGGTGATGAGGTTAAACTTGAAAAGAGTGCTGAGGTTGAACTTAATACAGTAACTCAGACAGTCGATAACTTTGCTCAAGATGAAAATAGAATTGTCAAGAGAATTGACAGTGCTGTTACTGTAGAAACACCGTTCTATCAAGGAGTAGGCATTAGTAATGATAACTACAAACCCCTTACTTGGATTAAACAGAAGAAAGATATTCTGATTGATGGTTCTGTTGTTAGTAAGGCAAGAGACTCTATTGAAGCTCAAATTAGTCCTATTGCTAGCGTAATCGGTGTCGTTAGTACAACTGATGCGTTCCTCTTTGTTGATTCTGTTGCTCTGTTTAAAGACACTGATGATAGTTTGACGGAGAACTTCAACCTTGCATTTATTGCAGAAGTTGGATTTGGAACTACTGCTGTTTCTGGTATCAACTACGAGGATATGACTGGCATTAATCCTTTGGTTGCCAATGTCCAAGGTTATATTGGTGTTGTCACTGGTATTAGCACATGTCCTGGTATCGGAACCGACCTTGCTCTCTTAATTCAATTTGATGTTCAAGAATATGTAAATGATGGAAATGATCCCACTGGACTTGGAACTAACTATCCATTCAGACTTTATGGGACTGGAATTAACACTGCAGGTATTGCGATAACATCAATCGATACTCATGATAGTGATGTTGTTGGTACTAGCACATATTATGGTGATGGCATTTACTATGCTTCTGCAATTTCTTTCGTAACTGGATCTGGAAGTCGTCTTGGAATCATCACTGCAAATATTGCTTCCTACACTGACACTACTGGGTTTGTTGGGGTTGGATCTACTGCTTTCCCATACGCTTACTTTAGCTGGGGTAGATTTGGTGAAGTTGATCGTGCCGCGAATGCAGTCTATGCAAATGTCAAGGGATTGAATTATGATCCACAATTGTCACAATATCCCATTGTACAAAGAAGGGGTGTTGGATTAAGAGGGACTGGGGGTCTCCCGAAACGATTATAAATACAAAAAAGTTAGACCTTTCGCCCGCTCATAATAATGGCAGCCATTATCACCGATCAATTTAGGGTCATTAACGCAAATAATTTTGTAGACTCCGTAATTGATGGATCTAATTCATATTATACATTTTTAGGTCTTGCTAATCCGACTATTGCGGGTTACGGAAGAACTAGCACTTGGAACAGCACAACTGTCCAACCCCCTTCTCCTATTGATAATATTAGTTATATTAATCATGTATATGACACGATGCTTTTTGGGCGAAAGGTATTGCCTGGCGATGTTAGGAGATTGATCCGTAAAGTCCAGTGGACAAAAGGTACATCTTATGATATGTACCGTCATGATTATAATACTAACAACAGATCTCTAGTCTCAAACTCTAGTAGACTGTATTCTGCAAATTATTATGTAATTAACCAAGACTTTAGGGTTTATATTTGCATTGATAATGGTTCTGCGGGTATCACATCGACAGCAAGCGCGTCTCTCGATGAACCAACATTTACTGATCTGGAACCATCCGCTGCTGGGACGAGTGGTGACGGCTATCTATGGAAATACCTCTTTACTGTTCCTCCCGCCGACATTGTTAAATTCGACTCAACAGAGTACATAGCAGTTCCTAACGAGTGGCAAACCTCTACTGAAAATGAGATCAAGGTCGTTAGAGACAATGGTGATTCTGAAGTCAATAATAACCAAATTAAAGTTGTTTCTATTGATGAACAGGGAGAGGGATATGCATTCCTGTCTACTCCAGTAGAAGTAGACATTTTGGGTGATGGAACTGGAGGTAAAGTAAGAGTCCAAACAAACACTAACGGTCAGATTATTTCTGCAACTGTTACTGCTGGTGGACAAGGATATAGTTTTGGAAGAGTTGATCTTTCTTCTATCAATGCATCTGCTACTAAGTTTGCAAAACTAACTCCGATTATTCCTCCCTCTAGAGGGCATGGTTATGATCTCTACAAAGAACTCGGAACCGATAAGGTTCTAATTTATTCTAGATTTGATAATTCTTCTTACGACTTTGCTTCGGATACTACATTTGCCCAAATTGGGGTTATCAAGAATCCAATTGCTGCTGGATCTGGATCTACTGCTGTCCTGAATACATCCGAATTCTCCAATACTAAAGCAATTAAGTTCACTGGAAGTTCTGCTCAACCATTACCGATTGGTGCAAAGATTCAACAAACTATCACTGGAATTGGAACTGCAAAGGGATATGTTGCTTCTTACGATATATCTACTCAGGTAATCAAGTATTTCCAAGATAGAAACTTGTATGTCAATCAAGTTTTCTATGATGCGACTGACAGTATTGGAGTCAGTGGAGATGCAGCAGTTATAGATTTCTCTTCTTCTGGAAATGCTGTTACTGCTGACGGTGGATTTAGCGTGAACATTGATTCTGGATTCTCTGGAATTTCAACAACCACGCCTTCTGGTAAAGTTGTTGATCTAGGTGTACAGTTTACTGGTGGTCTTGCTCCATCCGAAATAAATAAAAGGACTGGTGAGATCATTTATCTTGATAATAGACCCTCTATTGCAAGAAATGAGCGTCAAAAAGAAGACATCAAAATCGTTTTAGAATTCTAAGAAGATGCCACAACAGACTAACCTCAATGTAAGTCCATACTATGACGA